CGTCTGGTGAATCTTCTTCATGTAATTTTTTTAACATCTGAGCATCACTTGTTAAACTGAATCCGTTACCTAATTTAAGAGTGTTCTTACAACTCCATTCGTCTGTGTGTAGTAATAAAATACTTTCTTGGTTTACTGGTCCACCTTGGTAAACTAGGTCCTTCATGTCAACTGTTGCAAATCCTTTAGATTCTAATATCTTTTTTAATTTTGTTCTTGTGGGTTTATTAATAACAAGCCCTGCCACATGTTGCGGAGACTCTTCATATACAAATACTACACTTCTTGCAAATGTACTATCCTGCCCCATTTTGGGAGTAGAGATTAGTATCTTATTTTGCCATTTAGATCCTGTTATCGATGTTCTCATTTACTATACAATGGTAATGGTCCGCCGTATGGCTCGCCTTTAATCTTCTTTCCAGAAACATAAACTCTCTTCTTGCCAATCTTGTAAGATTTTTTTCCTGAACGTTTTCTGTAACCTTGACTTTTACAACTTGCCAACTGACTGGCACCCAGTGCATGATCAGGTTTTTTGCTTCTACACAATGCTTTACTGGCAGGCCCTGCTTCGGATATTATTACTTCTTGTACTTTCATAAAAATATTTAGCGATATTTGTCTGCTGAATTGCCCGCCTGAACCTCTGGTAACATCTTAAAAGTGAGTGCCTTCCTAGTGCCTCTAGTGGTCTTTATAACCACATCTCCAGACTTTTCAAAATGTTCTATTTTTGTGATGGTTGCTTTTTCTTCCTTGTGACCAACTAGAATCTGTTGACCTAGTGCTAGATTTATCTGAATGGATCGTAACTTCATGCTCACCTCCATTAGGTTGTGTGATAAACATATTTATCTAGAAAGTATGCTGTCCATTGCTTCAACAATTTCTGTGGTTGTGTAATTGTGTGTTGGCAAGGGTCTTGCTGGAGGGGTGTAATCTAGTTCTTGTAAACCGTGTTCTCTATCGATGTATTTCCAATCTACTTTACCTATATCAAACTGTTGTAACCATTCAAACACTGTGTTGGGATCAAATGCTCCACAAGTGTACACATCAAGTTGTATGATAGCAGGCGTTGTTTCGTCCCAACTATGTAATACAATGTGACTGGTTTCTATAATTGCGGCAACAGTTAATCCTCGGTTGCCTTCCATTTCAACATACTTGGCAAACGGACCCATCAACAGTTTCATATCAATGCGTTCGATTAAATTAGCAAGTGAATTGATAGCAAATGTTTCATCCTTAGGAGGATTGTTTGCTTCTGCTCTTATTATAATGTGTTTGTGTTCTAATAGTTTTGTCATATTCAATCTATATTTATGAAAAGCCAATAAAACTAGCACTTTATAACCATTGACATTTCGGTTATTTTATTGTAATATAAAGTATGAATAGAATATTGTCAACAATTATTTTACTGACGTTGCTTCAAGGCTGTTCAGCCACAATGGGAGAATGGCAAAAAGGTGCCAAGGCTCCTGGTTACAGAGCACACGATGTTTGTTTTGTGTGTGGAGAACAGATCAAATTTTTTCAAAACGAACCATACAGTTGGTCAAAATTTGTAGAAGAAACTGATTATTACAACAACTCGGACACTGTGAAACTGCCTTGGTAGAAAAAGTCAATGAAACTGCGGTTTCTGTGCAGTTGACAGGTGGTACCAAAATGTGTTATAATAAGATAACTTAAGGAGAAAAAATGTTTACAGAATCAAACAAAGAACAAGTTGCTGATTTAGAACGTCAAAAAATAACAGTAAAAGACCAATTAGAGTTTGAAACCAATACAAAAAAGATTATTGAATTGGACGAACAACTGTATGAAATAGAAGATACTATCAAAAAATTAACTCAAGGTACTAGAATAGTATGATTAAGAAAAAAAGAAACAAGTTAGAAAGAAAACTAGACGAATACAACCACACAATGGAGTTGATTAGAACTATCATTCCCGTTGCGATACTATGTCTTCAGGTAGTTATATTGGTGAAACTTATATGATGAAAAAGAAAAGAATACAAAAAGAATACAAATTAACCAAAAAGGATTGGATTGAGTTGTTAAACTTTTGGCCCATGACCATTGTGGTGCCCATTATGTTGATACTGATCCTGTTCGGACCATGGATAATGTCATGAATGAAATTTTAATATTTGGATTGAGTATTGGTGCAATAATCTATATCAGTTTTAAACTAGGCAAAGAACAAGGCACAATGTTAGCCAGTGCAAGAGCAGTGGACATGATGATTTCAATGGGTTATCTAAAAGAAACCGACAAAGGTGAAATAGAAAAGGTGGAAAATGACAAATAAAATAAACTTGGTGATCAATCTAAGTATTTTGGCTCTGTTGATTTACCTTGCAGTATCTGTAAAAACACTTCAAGACAAAGTATTTCCAGATCCTAAAGTAATGATACCGTTGAGTTCGTCAGTGACTGACGATGCTTTCAGAGATGCAATCAAAAATCTTTTGATTCAGAAATTACAAGAGGTCAAATAATGAATAGATTAGCAAAAATGTTCGAACCCAGTAAAGAAAGACTGATTCGTAATGCTAGAAACTCTATGCTTACAGCACACGATCCTTGGTTTAAATCATATTGGGAAAGAGTTTTAAATCATCTACTAACAGTTTACAAAAGACATGACTAATAAAAAACATATTAAATTAAACGACAAGATTAAAGCCTTGAACTCCACAAGAGTTTACAAAAAAGTTACACCAATGCACGATTTAAGTTGGTATGTCAAATGGGTGTCTGTGGTTTTTGTTATAGTAGGATGGATGCTACACGCAGTCAACCTGTATCCAATCAACGTGGCAGTTCAGATGATCGGTGTTGCTGGTTGGTTGTGGGTAGGAATACTTTGGCACGACAGAGCATTGATTGTGTTGAACAGTATTGGTGTTGCATTGCTTGGTTTGGGACTATTAAATTATTGGGTAGGAGCATAAATGTCAGACGATATCAAAAAGAAAATTCAAATTGCAGAGCATCACGAAGAATTATACTCAGAAACATTTGAACAATTAGTTAACCAAGCAGTAGACAATGATCATCAAATGGTAGCCAGTGTGTATTTGGCGTTGGGTTTGAAACTTTATCGTTCGTGTTTACCCAAAGAAGACTTTCAAAGATTACTGGATGATGTTTGTTCATCAGCAGTAGACATTGAACCTTTTCAAAAAGATAAGAAAGAGGTTGTACATTAATGGTTAGAAAAGTGAGCAAAAAGAAATTGATAGACATCTTGAAAGGCTCGAACAAAGACGCTGTGGTAGAAGCATATCAAAACATAGCAGACTGTATCAGAAGTGATCAAGTGCCTGCCAGCGATGTAGCGAAGTTCTTTTCAAACAAAGATTTTTACAAATGGTACAAAACAAAATACTTGACTTATTAACACAATGGATATATTATTAACAAAAAGGCAAAAAGGAAAGGCAATATGATCAAAGGCATAATAATTGGTGCAATCGGAATGTACATATATCTTGTACAACCAGAGTGGGCCTCAACTATTACTGAATATGCAAACAATCTGTATAATTCAATAATTGAAACAGCACAAAACAAATAACTTCTAATTGTTTGTTTTATTATAGAAAGAGACATTAATGACACAATACTCATCACACGATTGGAGAAAGAACACCGACGATGCTGTTGTTGTAGACACCAACTCGGCAACTCTTAAAGTCAACGACTGTATAGTCAGATTCACACACCCAAAGTCCTTGAAGACAGAGGAAGTTGATGTGTCCAGGCTGATAAGGGTTTTCTGCAATAACCAAGACTCACACAGAAGGAGTGTGAAATGATGAGACCTAAAAATGCTCCAAAATTCAAAAAAGTTGTCAAACTGCAACGACTTGATTTGCCAGAATTAAGTTTGGAAGGGAAAGCAAAGGAAAGAGAAAAACTTATGAAAGAGTTTCTTGCCAAAGGTGGCAAAGTTGAAAAAGTTCCTTACGGAGTTACTAATCAAGAAATGGGTATATCTAATCAGAATGCAGGTTGGATTCCTCCTAAAACAATTACTCCAAAAACTTGGCGTAGTAAAAAAACTAAAGCCTCAAACAAATCTAAAAAATCTAGTAACTAAAACATATACACTACTGTTATCACTGTTCATAGGTAAATACTGTTATCATGAAAAACCTTATTTGGGGAATATTAATTGCTGTATTTTTATTAAATTTTAGCATAACTGCGGAAGAAACACCCGAAACTCCAAATATCACTTTGCCCACATTGTCTCCAGGTTACCATTGGGAGAGGTTGCCTATGATTTGTGCTGAAGGGAAAAAAATTATTAACGATTTGACAGAAAAAGGATTTGTGCCTGTAAACATGAGTTTGGGCAGAAAAGGTGCTGACCCAGAAGGCGAACCTGTGTTTCTGATCACATATTTTGTTGGTCAAAATTTATCCAGCACTGCGGCAACAATGAATATCCCAGTCAGTGAAGACACTTGTCTGCTGTTTCTTACTCACGATTTAGTATTATCTGAACCACAATAGCATAAACAGTTGGTATGAGAACTATCGAATACCCTGTCAAAATTTATCTAATGCACACTGATGACGACAGTTGTTTCAAAGTGTATGCCATGGATCTTCAAGATGCTTACGAAACACTGTTGGAAAATGAACCAACAATCAAACTGGATGATGTCCAATTTGTTGAGGAACACAAGTGTGCCGGTGTTACCGAAGCCATACATTAAAATATATTCATTATCCACTTGACAAACACACACAAATGCTTATATACTAGCATAGTATTAACAAAGGAGTATTATACACATGGCAATTAATGGTAAAACAAAAAAAGTAGAATTCGGATCTCGTAGCAGAAACAAACTAATTCAGGGAGTAGATATTCTAGCAAATGCTGTGAGAATAACTCTAGGACCCAAAGGTAGAAATGTTGTTCTACAAAGAACATGGGGTGCTCCAGCAATAACCAAAGATGGTGTCACAGTAGCAAAAGAAATTTTATTAAAAGATGATCTAGCCAACATGGGTGCTCAGATGGTTAAGGAAGTTGCCAGCAGAACCAACGAAGAAGCAGGCGATGGCACAACCACTGCCACAGTGTTAGCTCAAGCAATTGTTAATGAAGGTATTAAGTATATCACTGCCGGAATGAACCCAATGGATTTAAAAAGAGGAATGGACAAAGCCACTGATGCAGTGGTTGAACAACTCTCTAAAATATCAAAACAATGTAAAACACAAAACGAAATAGAACAAGTTGGAACTATATCTGCCAACTCAGACAAAGACATAGGATCTATGATTGCTGAGGCTATGGAAAAAGTTGGTAAAGAAGGTGTTATCACTGTTGAAAAAGGCAAGACCATGAAGAATGAACTGGAAGTTGTAGAAGGATTGCAATTTGATAGAGGCTATATGAGTCCGTACTTCATCAACGATCCAGCAAAACAACTTGTGGAACTGGAAGATGTCTACATTATATTAACAGGTAAGCACGTTAGAACTGTTCAAGAAATTGTTCCTCTATTAGAAGAACTTGCCAAAAAGAACAAACCGTTTTTATTTGTGTGCGAAGATGCTGAAGGAGAAGCACTAGCCACATTAGTGATGAACAATGCCAAAGGCACAATTAGATGTGCGGCAGTTCACTCTCCAGGGTATGGCAACAGCAGAAAAGCAATGTTGCAAGATATGGCAACACTGACCGGCGGTGAAGTGATATCAGACGACACAGGATTAACTTTAGAAAAAGCCAAACTGGAAGACCTTGGACAAGCATCAAGAGTAGTTGTAGACAAAAACACAACCACAATCATAGGTGGCAAGGGATTTAAATCTAAAATAGACAGCAGAGTTGCAGAGCTCAAAAAACAGATTGAAATGAGTGAGGGCGGCGATGACAAAAGAAAATTAGAAGAAAGATTAGCCAAACTTACAGGCGGCGTCGCAGTGATTAGAGTGGGTGCCGCAACCGAAGTTGAAGTGCAGGAGAAAAAAGACAGAATTGAAGATGCCTTAAATGCTACCAAAGCCGCAGTTGAAGATGGTATTGTGCCAGGAGGTGGAGTTGCTTTCTTAAGAGCCAAACAAAAGATTGAAAATCTGCAAGGAGACAACGAAGATCAAACAGCAGGCATACAGATTGTGTTGAAAGCAATTGAATCCCCTGTGAGACAGATTATTGCCAACGCAGGCGGATCGCCAGATGTGATTATAAATGAAATACTGAAAGGTAAAGGTAACTTTGGTTATGATGCTGGAACAGGTAATTTTGGTGACATGATTGAATTGGGTATTATCGATCCTACCAAAGTGACAAAAACAGCACTGATAAATGCTTCAAGTATTGCTGGATTATTAATCACAACAGGAGCATCAGTGTTTGATGAACCCGAGCCTGTTAAGAAAGATTGGGATCCTGTGGAAAATACTAACATGAAATCTGGGGATTTCTACGATTAGTTTACCAAAAACTCTTGACATTTGACAAAGAGTGCTTATATATAATTTACATAATAAAAAACTCGCTTAACAAGGAGAATTAAAATGAGTAAAATAATAGGAATAGACTTGGGTACAACAAACTCTTGTGTTGCTTTAATGGAAGGCAAGGACGCAAAAGTTATTGAAAATACAGAAGGAGCAAGAACCACTCCAAGTGTGGTAGCATTCACAGACTCCGAAACATTGGTTGGTATGCCTGCAAAAAGACAAGCAGTGTCCAATTCAAGCAACACAATATTTGCGGCAAAACGTTTGATTGGTAGAACATTCGAAGGAGATGCTGTGCAAAAAGATATCAAAACACTTCCTTACGAAATTGTGAAAGCAGACAACGGTGATGCTTGGGTGAAAGCCAATGGCAAAAACTATGCACCATCAGAGATTTCTGCATCAGTGCTTCGTAAGATGAAAGAGACAGCAGAGAAATATCTAGGCGAAGAAGTAACCAAGGCAGTGATCACTGTGCCTGCATATTTCAATGACAGTCAACGTAAGGCTACCAAAGACGCTGGTAAGATTGCCGGACTGGAAGTGGAAAGAATTATTAATGAACCAACTGCGGCGGCGTTGGCATATGGTCTGGACAAGAAAAAGTCAGGCACGATTGCTGTGTACGATCTAGGTGGAGGTACATTTGATGTTTCTATATTAGAACTGGGTGACGGAGTGTTTGAAGTTAAATCCACAAACGGTGACACAACACTGGGTGGTGAAGACTTTGATGCCACAATCACAAATTACATCATCAGTGAATTTAAAAAAGATCAAGGTATAGACTTGGGCAACGACAAGTTGGCTGTACAACGTGTGAGAGAGGCGGCTGAGAAAGCCAAAATAGAATTGTCAAGCACAACTCAAACAGATATCAATCTACCTTTTATCACAGCAGATAAAACAGGACCCAAACACATCAACATAAAGATGACCAGAGCAACATTGGAAAGTTTGGTTGGTGATCTTATAGCACGAACACTTTCTCCTTGCAAACAGGCATTAAAAGATGCCGGACTGTCGACCAAGGACATCAGCGAAGTGGTGTTGGTTGGTGGTATGACCAGAATGCCCAAAGTGTTCGACACAGTCAAAGAGTTTTTTGGTAAAGAACCTCACAAAGGAGTTAATCCAGATGAAGTGGTGGCATTGGGTGCCGCTATACAAGGTGGTGTACTGCAAGGTGATGTTAAAGATGTATTGTTGTTAGATGTTACACCTTTATCACTGGGTATTGAAACATTGGGCGGAGTCACAACCAAAGTAATAGAAAAGAACACAACTATTCCCACAAAGAAAAGTCAAGTGTTCTCCACAGCAGAAGACAATCAAGCGGCAGTGACTATCAGAGTTACACAGGGTGAAAGAGATATGGCAGTGGACAACAAATTGCTGGGTAACTTTAACCTTGAAGGTATTGCACCTGCTCCAAGAGGTTTACCACAGATCGAAGTTACATTTGATATAGATGCAAACGGTATCTTGAGTGTGAGTGCCAAAGACAAAGGCACTGGCAAAGAACAGAAGATCACTATTCAAGCATCGGGTGGATTGTCAGATGAAGACATTGACAAGATGGTCAAAGATGCAGAAGCCAACAAAGAAGAAGACAAGAAGAAAAGAGAGTTGGTAGAAACAAAGAACCAATCTGAAACACTGACACATCAAATCGACAAGCAACTCAAAGAGCATGGCGACAAGATATCTGAAGAGGAAAAGAAAGCAATTGAAGATGCCAAAGCAACTTTAATCGACGCATCCAAAACAGATGATGTGAGTAAGATTCAAGAAGCAATCAAAACACTCACAGAAGCCAGTATGAAGTTGGGCGAAGCAGTGTACAAACAAGCACAAGAAGAACAAGCACAGTCGGAACAGCAAGGCGAAAGCACAGAAGAAAATATTGTGGATGCCGACTTTAAAGAAGTTGATCCCAAAGAAGAAGATAAGAAATAACAATTGACAGAAGTTTCCTTTTGTTGTATTATAGTAATATGATAGGCAAAAGGAAAACTTCACAATTCAAAACAGAGATAGAAGCAACTGTAAGAATCACAGTTGATCACAATCAACCATTCACACAACAACAAATACTGGACGAATTTTCAACTAATGTGTCTGAAGATTTTCATCAAATGATGAGTTCAGATTCTGAACATTTACAACCCACTCAAGTAACTGTGATGAGTGAAAAAGTTATTAAAAGTAATGGGATAAATGATTATACTGGATCAGGAACGCCAAACTTAGACAAATTGTCTTCCTGAACGCACCACACTGAATCAATAGGTTTGGGTCCAAATTCACCCGCCATACTCATTTTGATACTGTCAGCATTAAAAGTTACATAGAGTTGACATTCTTCAACTGAATCAAACTGAGGATTTTTGAACCAGAACGAATCTTTACTGCCATCTGCATACGCACCCATTATTAAAACTATTATAAACCATTTCATAACTGTATTTAACTATAATACACATCCATTAACTATATGTTTTTAGTATAGGACTTATGCGTAAAGATTGAGTTTACTTGGAGTTTTCTTGTTGTTTGTCCACTGCTTCAAACTCTTTGGTCATGTTGTCTTCCAGTTCTTTTGAAGTTTCTGCAACATCGCTAGGGGTGTGTGCTTTGTTTTTCTTAACGTCTTCACAGTCTGATAGAGCAAACATACAACCCAACACTTTTCCAATTGATCCACCGTATATCAATATGTTGCTTGTGGGGTTTGTTTTACGTTCTGTGTTGGGTTTGGCACAATTACTCAAGCCAATACCTATCAATATCAATAGCAAAATTAAGACCACTGCTCTTTCTTGTCTTTTATTCATGCTAATATTTATTAAATACTATTAATGACCTTAATTAAAAAAATATATCAAGACTTTCAAAGAGCATCAGAGAACAAAGAATTCTATGATAGATGCCAAATAGTATACAAAGGTCCTTATGCCCAATCCAATGCAGTTTTAGAACACATGGAATTGGATTATCTACCAAAAAGTCTAAGAAATATAATAACCAAAATAATCTCTTGACTTTGGTAGCAGTTGATATTATACTAGGAGTAACACTATGGTAAAAACACTTAAAATTCGCAAACCAAAAAACAGAATGGAACGAATTACTTGGAGTTGTTTAGGAGCCGTTATGATCACATTCTTTGTGGTAATCTTAACAATTACAGGATTATCATGGTTGGCAGGCTAAAAGAGTTTATAGGGAATATTGTTTATTGGATCTTGATAGGTTCGATGACGATGGTATTTCTTTGCTTAATGTTGATTTACACAATATTAGATATGTTGATGGAAATCAGTAGCAAGGTAACTAGGTCAATTAATACAAAAACATGAAGCGCCGACCTAGGCCTTATTTTATATAATTCCTCATAGAGGGTCGGAAACTCCACTGAATGAAGGTGGCATTGGTAAAAAGCCCTAGTTTCTTAATAGGAGGGGTTAGAGTACGTGAGTCTTTAACCCACTTAAGGCTTTTCCAAACCTTTTTCCAGTAAGTGTGTTTCCGACTAATGATAAATTAACATATGATCGACACTTTCTACGGAACTTTTCCAAATCAAGGCTATGTGCAAGCCACACTGCAACCTGAAGAACTTGCACCTGTTCAATTAGAAATAGACAAAATTCAAAAAGACTTTGATTCAGCAACGATTAATGATTTAGGTCATGCCAGCAATTTACAAAACGAATTCTTTCTACAAGATTGTGTTAAACATTTAGAAAATTTGATAGCACCATTGTGTCAAAAATATTGTGAACACTCTGCTTATGGAGACAAATCAAAAAATACCTACTCACTCAAAGACGCTTGGGTCAATTATCAATCCAAACACGAATATTTTGGAACACACACTCATAATGGTGAGTTCAGTTTTGCCTTGTGGGTCAAGGTGCCTTACACCATGGAGCAAGAAAAAGCTCATGTGAATTACACAGGCAGAAACATTGAACGACTGCCTGCATTTAACTTTCATTACACAGATGCCATGGGCACAATTAGAAACCAAATATTGCCTGTGGATAAAACTTTTGAAGGTAAATTAGTATTGTTTCCTGGAAACATGAATCATTCTGTTACACCTTTTTACACATCGGACAAACACAGAATCACAGTGTCAGGTAACATAGTTTAATGCTTAAAAGTATAAAACAATCTGCCCCTTTAGCTCATTTGGTAGAGCAACCGTCTTGGCGAACCTGGGATCCGGCATGTTTGGTGGTGCTATCAGCAACTTGCCCTGTGTGTCGATCATACAAATACTTATTGTGATCTGGGCTGTGAATTGTGTGTATTGATTATTGTATTGCGATTGATGCCTTCTGTGCTATCTTGCCAGGCTCATTTTTATTGTAGTAACTAATTTTTCCAGTTGCTAGTTCTTTGTTTGGCCAAAGTACGCTTGTTGCAAACGTACCGTCTTTGCTAATTTGACTCCCTACTTTAATAAAGTTCTGTTGCAACATTTCACGAAACATAGATTCAAGATCTGGCAGTGCGCCATTGGCGAGACTCATTCTGATCATGTTGTTTAGTGCCCAGTGTATTCTACTGAAAAATGTTTTAGCCTTTGACCCTCTTTTTGAATAGAAGTTTTGTTGTTCTACGTGTTTGAAAAGGGAAATCATTTTTTTATCTTCTTTAGCATTTTCAACTGGAACGACACCGAAAGGTAAGAATTTAAGTAATTTTTTATCTGAAATAGAATCAGGTGCATGTTTAAAAATAACATCCATTAATGCAAACGGGAAAGTGTATTGTGTGGCTTGTTCATTTGCCTGCATAAACTCTATCTCTTCCTTGTATTGCGTATTTTTTTTGAACTCGTCTGGTATTTTAAATCCGCCCATCGCAGTCGCGGCTCCTTTACCACTTGCTCCACCTTTTGATGATATCATTATTTTGAAGCCAGTCTTGGGATTTTTAAATCCTGCAACAGTTCCAATAGAATCGGCTAATGGATTATTTGATTTAGAAGGAAAGAATATGTTTAGTTCATTAAATCCTGCTACGTCCAAGTGTTTGTAGAATGGTTCGCTATTTTCAAACTTTGCAAGTCCTTGTACAACCATTAAAACACCCAAATATTCTCCAGCATAATCCCTCAGGGCTTCTACACTCTGATTATGTTGACTCAAGTATTTCATATTGATTCTTGAATCACCCTTCAATATTCTTTGTGCCAATTCAAGAGCTTCTTTTGCCACAGGATCAGAAGTAGCAATAAGGGTTAATGCTTTTATAATGGTTTGTCCTAGTTGACCTGCAGGGATTTCTTTATCCACAATGCCTACGTCACTGGGTTTGACCTTATAAGATTCTTTTCCTCTCTCTTTTCCAGATATAGAAGGAGTTTTTGTTCCTCCATATTTTGGAGTTTTTGCCAAAGGACTCTGTGTTTTTGTGATCTTGACTACACCTTTATCTGATTGTAAGGTTAAAAGTTCAGGGTTTCCCTCATCGTTTGTTGCCGCCCAGTTTTTGAATTTTTCTACTTCGTTTTTATTAATAATTACTTGCTTACCATTACTACCTATGAAAGGTGCCCCTGAGGCTATGTCATTTATAAAAGTTGGAATTCTATCTTTAGGCTTATCTTTATACTTTAAAAGTTCATATCCTGTTAAAAATGGTCTAGAACCAGACTCTCTCAAGAACCAAGGAGTCTCCACGCCTGCCGCACCTTTTCCTACTTTTTTAAGGAAGTCTCTTCTGCTAGGATCCATTTCAAACAGCATACGATACTGATGATGTTGTGATTCGGATAAGAAGTCTTTTGCTTTCATAATATTATTCGTAATCTAGATGCCAATGTGTTCCGCTCCAGATACACTCTCTGATATTTTTAGTGTTTGTTGGACCTGATGACGTACCCATTTGCCAATCATGATTTAGTTCTTCTACTGGATTAGCACTGGAGTTGTATACTGCTTTCGCAACCGTGACTTCTGTTGCTCCTGTGCCAATTTTTCTTATGAATGTAAGTCTTTGTCCAACATAAGTTCCATCTGCTAGAGTAAAAGTTTGTCCAGGCACAATAAAATGTACATCTTTAGTCAAATCAATTGCTTGTCCAGTGGTATAATCTTTTGTACTGTCTAATGATTTTACTGGGTTTCCTCCTACTGTTGCTCCGTCGGCAACATAGATAGCATTGGTAACTTCGTCTAGTAATACATCTCCTGGTCTACCTGTATGTAGAACACGACTATCGTTTACATTTTTATATTTCAATTTTCTAAAAGGCATAACAAAAATATTTATCTCAAATTAATCATAACTGTTAGTGCAACCTAGTTCTAGGTGAGCCACAGTCAAATAACCATCCTCAGGTACTCCATAATAACAATATTTATAATTTAATCTATTCAATAAATACTACTATTATGAAGAAACCTAAATTCGATTTTGGCCCAACAAAAGAAGAACATGGTTGGTTTTATTATGTTTGGAACTGGAAAACATATGTATTTTATGCCTTATTGGTTGCTGGTGCAACTGTGGGTTGGATAGATCAAGGTATTACAGGTGCTCTATCCAACAGCAGTTGTGGCAACAATTAAATTTACACCTGCTGATGTCTACGAATAGTAGCACACCTATATAAAACACCCAAATAAACGATTCAGCATTGTACGCCGACTAAATACATACGAGACAAGAATAATAAGATAACACGCAGAAGAATTAACAAACCTCCCGCCCTAATTTTAGATATAAACTTCCTCAATATTATTAACAAAAACGAAAGAGTAAAAACACATGAGTAAACAAGGAACAGTAAAATGGTTCAATGCCACTAAAGGCTTTGGATTTATCGCTTGTGAAGACAAAGATGTCTTTGTACACATTTCAGCAGTTGAAGCCGCAGGCTTGAGACAGTTGAATGAAGGCGAAACTGTGATGTTTGAAACAGAAGAAGGTCCGAAAGGTCCGAGTGCTGTAAACATTTCAGTTCAATAGTAAAAATAAAATAGGTTCACTGCTAATCGCATTGGACCTATTTTCACGATAAATTAAGAAATTACAATAAAGAAATAATCAACAAGTAGCCCGAGAAATGTAAATTTTGATCCACAGTGGTTGCTACCCAATACCACTTGCCTGCCAAAGTCCAATCATTCTTTTTCACAATAGAACTTTTTACAAAATCAATGTGGTGGTGCAACAACAGATCCAGTATGGCTAAACTGATTGCTGTGAGATAGTTGGTAAACATCATCAACACAACCCAAGTGCCCAATCCATGATGTAATGAATGTAGCATGGCTTTGGGTGCTAGGTAAATGTGTTTATGGCTGGGACGACAGTACAAAGCCTGCAGTGCCAAATCACAAACACCATGCTTGATGGCTAGTAGGAAAAATATTAAAACTGTTTCACTCATTAAAATTTACACGCCAGTTGTCCGCTAGGTTGTGCGTTGTCCTTTACTGATTGTAAAATGGATTTGGGATCGTTGTCTTTGCTCTCGCTGTCTGAATTGGATCGAGCTTCTTTGGATTTTGTTTGAACAGTTATTTGCGGCTCTAGTTTGCAATCCCTTACAGCACAGCCTGCCAACAAAATTAAAATGGATACAAGAATAATCATCTTCATTTTATACTTTTTATATTGTCCAATCTTTCTGTTGTTGTTTGGTAGGTTTGTGTGCCTTAACTTTTTCTACTTTACCACCTTTTGCTAAAAATTCTTTCATTTTGGCATCCAGTTCTACTTGTTTTTCTGCAGGTGATTTTTCAATGTCTCCTGCAACGTAGGCTCTATTAATTCCCATGTGTTTTGGCATATTTTATCTTTCTTTTTTAGTTTTCTTCTTAGTTTTCTTTTTCTTCTTCTTTGGTGCTTTACCACCTACCCATGCTTCGTTGTAGTTTTTTGTAGATTTATTGTCTGCTTTGTATTTGCCTTTTGATCTAGCACGTTTAGGTTTTACTTCCCATTCTGATTTTAATAGTAGAGTAGTGTTTGTTTTTATTAAGTTTTTTATCCAGTTAAACATATTTTATCTTTCCTTTTTAGTTTTCTTATTAGTTTTCTTTTTTATGTTCTTGTGCGGTTGTTGGAACTCATGATTGCCCACAATCCATTCTTGTCTTAGAACAAGTGCGTGGTTGTTTTTAAATATTTTTTTAATCCAATTAAACATATTTTTATTTACCTTTGCTTATTTTGTTAGTTGGTTTGTTGGCTTGTTGGCTGGCCCACAGGGATTCGAACCTCGGATCTCTGTACCAAAAACAGATGTGATACCACTTCACCATGGGCCAATAATTAACATTGTTTTCAGTATACACTGAAAAAGTATCAATGTCAACACTTGACAAACATGACAAAATGTAATATATTAATAAATGCGAATGTGGTGGAACTAAACACATCTCTACTCCAAAAGGTAGAGTGCCGGGAGACTGGCTTTGTGAGTACCCAATCTCACCATCCGTACCATCGATCCTGGTAGGGGGTGTACTAGGCACCCCCACTAAACTAAAAATAAAAAGGAGAGCACAAGTAATGGAAGTAACAAATAAAGATCCTGGCAAAGGACATTTTTATGTCAGCCTTGTTAAGAGTGCAGTTAGAATAATAGGTTGTGCTGTGGCGGCATACACTGGCTCTGTGATATTGTTGGCTGTGTCGTTGGCAGTAGCAGAACTCATCGGAATAGTTGAGGAGTTAGTGTAATGAATAGATTCCATTTGGCAATAGAAGCAGGTGATCTTAAAACAGCAGTAGACTTTTATGTTAATGTTTTAGGTTGTACCAAACACAACAGCGAATTCAAATATCCAGATGCATGGGTTGACATAAATTTTTGGGGCAATGAACTCACTCTACATGGATCAGATCCCACACAAAAGAAACAAGGAGAGAGACACAACGTGGACATGGGCAATGTCACTGTGCCGCACTTTGGTGTGCATCTAACTCAAGAAGCATTTGATGAAGTTAAACGTAGATGCATCGAACACAATGTAAAATTCATAGACGAACCTTATGTGAGATTTAAAGGAGAAGCAGTGGAACAAGAAACAATGTTTTTTGCAGACCCGCACGGCAACGCAATGGAAATTAAAACAATGAAGAACCCCGAGGAGTTATGGAAAATACAATCCAAACAAAACTAACAGAATACAAAGAACACATCGAAACATTAAAAAGTATAGACGAGCTTGAAGTTTACAATTGGATGATGTCTCTAGGAGCAAAGTTAAATGATGATGCTTTATCAGAAGATAAACGAACAGTTGAAAACAAAATTAAACAGTGCCAGTTTGATCTGTTTGTTGATGTGCAGGACAACAAGTTCAAAGCATGGAGCAATGGCATGATTGCGGCTGGGTATGCCTATATCTTGTTGGATGTGTTTAACTCTTTACCATTGGAACAATCTAAACAAATCACTGAGGATCATTTTAAAGAAATTAAACTGGACGAAATGTTGACCATGAGTAGAAAAACAGGATTTTATGAAATGATCAACTTGATGATTAACAAAATATCTTAATGAAAATAATATTCTGTGCAATTCTATTACTGACGTTGACCAACTGTACATCAATGCGGTGTACCACAGATGACGTTTGTGAAAAAGTACATGACAAAAAGAAAACATTCAAACTGTTAAGATCAATCATATCCAACGGAGCATCAATTGACTAAGAAACACTGGACTGATGCACTTGCCGACAATATTCCCAACTCTGATATGTTTAAGAGATCGTTGGCAGAGATTAAAAAAGATTTAAATGTCGAGTACCCAAAATTGTTAAAAGCAGTTGAATCCAAAAAATTAACTCAAGCACAAAAGAAAGAAGCGGCTATGGAGTTTACTCGTTTGTTGGAAGAGTTTGCTGAAGAATTTGATTACAAAAAGGACATATAATAACATTATGCACCTATGGTGGAGTTGGATACCACGCAACTTTGCGGAAGTTGAGGTCCCAGGTTCGAATCCTGGTAGGTGCACCAAAATTTAAAGTAAGTATAGATATGACAAGTTACACACCCGAACATTTTGCTCCAAAAAGATTGTACACATTTGGTTGCTCATTCACACATTTCTTTTGGCCCACTTGGGCAGACATCTTGGGATCAACTTATGATCACTATGAGAACTGGGCATGTAGTGGATACGGCAATAGAGCCATTGTGGAACGACTGAGTGAATGTGTTACTCACAACAACTTAACCAAAGACGATACCATTATTGTGCAGTTCACAGACTTTCATCGTCACGACATTCATCAACAAGGTATTGAACCAAACAACATTTCTAATTGGAGACTGGGTGGCAACATCTGGGTTAAAGAAATTGAAATGGAGTGGGTCAAAGACTTCTGGAGTGAGTCCAGTTATGTGTACCACACTTGCAACTTTATCACTATGGCACTTGCATTATTGAAATCGTTGCCTTGTAAATTTCACATCACCAGCATGGTTGATCTGCGTGATGACATTAAACAGTTCCACCCTGGCTACATGAAGATGTTCAATGACGAGATTAATTGGAAACAAGACTTCTTAGGTTTTTGTGCTCAAGAAAAATATCAAGGCATTGCTCACAAACAAAGAATATGGGATTCTACAATTAAAAAGTTAATAACCAAAACAACAGTTGACATGCACCCAACCTCTAAAATGCATCTCAAATGGTTGCAACAAAATTTCAACTTCAATGAAACAAATGAGTTTATTGAAAAGATCAAACAGATGCCAGACGACATCATTGATGCAGGATCCAAAGAATTCAATGAAAATTTAAATTGGCAGAACAATCAGTACAGGATAAAAGGCATATGAGAACACTTCTACAAAGAACTATCATAGACAAAGAACCCAATCTATATCCCATTTGGTTAATGCGTCAAGCAGGAAGATACATGCCTGAGTACATGGCAATTAAAAAAGCCAGCAAAGGATTTTTAGACATGGCACTGGATCCTGTCAAAGCCAGTGACATCACCATGCAACCCATCAATGCATTTGACATGGATGCCGCTATAATATTCTCTGACATATTGATAATACCTTACGCACTAGGACAAGGTTTAGATTACACACCAGCACCTAAACTGGATCTGTTTGATCCTAAAATATTTGACACTGATTTAGAAACGTTTTTTAAGAAGTGTGAACCTGTGTATGAAGCCATAAGAAAAACCAGACAACAACTGGATCCCAGCAAGAGTCTTATAGGCTTTGTAGGAGCACCTTGGACACTGTATAGATATATGAAAGGCAACAACGATGTCGCCAGCATGGATCCTTTCACATCGCGAGAGCATATTCAAAGTCTTGTTAAATTTTGTGTGGAACATCTCAGCAAACAGATCGAAGCAGGTTGCGATTGTGTGCAAGTGTTTGACTCATGGGCAGGCGATCTTGGAGAAGACTTTATTATTGATTATTGTTTTGATCCCACAGCACAAATTGTATCAGAAATAAAAACAAGACACCCAGATGTAGGTATCATTGGCTTTCCTAGACTGATAGGAAGAGAAGTCAAAAACTTTTCAGCATGGTGTGATCCTTATCTTGATTGTGTGAGTCTAAGTGGTGATGTGCCTGTAAAATTCTTGTACAAGCATCTAGGCACTGTGGCACTGCAAGGAGGTATAGATCCCGAAGCACTGCTTGGTTATGACAGAGAAGCCATAATGAATGCCACCTTGCCCATACTGAGACAAATGCAAGACATGGCATATGTGGTGAACCTGTCGCATGGTGTGATCAAAGAAACACCCGTTGACAGTGTGGCATTTTTGGTAGAAGTCATAAAACGTTTTAGAAAACAGTCAAGGAATTAAGTATAGTATATGAGAATAGAAAATTTATTAGGATCAAATCAATACGGTTATGTGTTGAACAAATTGGACACTCCTGGAGTGGCTTGGTACCATGCTGAAACAACTGCCAATTACTTCGATAAAAAATTACCTTACAACAGCAGTTTCAGTCATCTTATGTTTAAAAAAGATACAGGACCCATTAGTGAATTGTTTGAATGTGCATTTCCAATTCTATTGGCGGCGTTGGATCAACAACAAAAGACATTGAAAGAATTAATTAGAATCAGAATGGGATTGGTAACCAGAGCACCATACCAAGTGGTTCATGCTCCGCACAAAGATCACTCAGAACCTCATCACACAGGATTATATTACCTGAACGAAACAGACGGCGACACTGTGGTTTACAATGAAACCGAAGAGTCAAAAGAATACACAATCAAAGAAAGATTAACACCCAAAGCAAACACTTGGCATCAGTTTGATGGAGCTCATTATCATTCCAGTTCTGCTCCTACTCAACACGAGAAAAGAATTACATTAACTTTTAACTACACAACAATAGACGACAAATGAAACCCATAGAGAAACCATATTTTTGGCAATATCCAGCAGGCACTATTCCAGACATATTGATAGAAGACACAATCAAGTTGGCAGACAGTAAACAAAGAGAAGATGGCAAAGTGTTGGACGGCTCAATTGATAAAAATATTCGCAGTGTGGAACGAACTCCTTTAGATGAGTTTGATCCTATCGGAGTTTTCATGTTCGGGTTGGCAGTCAAAGCCAATCAAGCATTGTTTAGATATGAATTAGGAGGCCCTTGTCAATTTGAAATGTTACACTACGACAAGCAAGGTGATCACTATGACGGACATGTGGACACTGTGGAATACGACAACGGATTCAGTCGTAAACTCACAGTGATGGGATACCTTAATGATGATTACAAAGGTGGTGGATTTTATTTTCAAACTGATCAAGGAACAAAACACACAGTTGAAGTTTCCAAAGGAACTGTGTTGGTGTTTCCGCCATTCATCATGCACGGAGTTGAACCTGTTGAAGAAGGTGCAAGACAAAGTGTGGTAGGTTGGGTTACAGGACCAACTTTTAAATAAGATGCAAGACGATATACTTACAAATTTTGATAAAGACTCTTATGTGATTATCAGAGGACTGATTGATCCAGACTGGTGCAAGACTCTCTACGACTATTGTAGATACTCTGCTTCACGTTGTGAACTAAAACAACACAACGATGAAGAAAAATACAGAGAAGCATGGGACGGAACATTTCACGATAAACAATGTCCAGGAAACTATTCTCAATATGGAGATCCTTTGATGGACAGTATGTTGATGTCACATGGAAAGACATTTGAAGAAGCAACCGGAATGAAATTGGCTCCGTCATACACTTATTGGAGAATGTACACTCACGGTGCTGTGTTGCACAAACACAAAGACAGACCCAGTTGCGAAATCAGTGCCACAGTGTGTATAGATTGGGATGACTCCAACTGTGAAAAACATTGTACACCTTGGCCCATATGGTTAAAAGACAAAAATGGCAAGACAACTGCAATAGAATTAAGACAAGGAGACGCCATGGTTTACAAAGGTTGTGAAGTCGAACATTGGAGAGAATCATATCACGGAGTGACAGCGGCACAAGTGTTTTATCATTATACAGATGTAAAAGGTGAATTGTTCAATCCGTGGGACGGAAGACCTCATGGCGGAATACCACACGGATTCCAAAGACCCAAACAGGAGAAAAAAGATGATTGATGACAATAATGTACTACCATTGTTTGCTGTGCCACTATGCAAAACCAAAATAGAAGAACCCAGTACAGAGATACAGGATTACCTAAAGAACAAAATTAAATTTGTTAGAAGAAATTATAGTGATGCAGACAACTCTGAAGAATTGCATGTGTTGAACGATCCCATTTGCAAACCATTGAAAGATGCATTGGTGAGTAAGATGTATGAGTATCTGGATTATCTTGATGTTGATTTAGAAAAAAATCAGTTCTACATGACCACCAGTTGGATGAACAGGTACAGCAAGGATCAATGGTCCGATCTGCATTATCATTCCAACAGTTTGGTGAGCGGAGTATTATATTTTGAAGACTGTGATGATACCTCTGATATTGTGTTCTACAAAAGACAAGGATTGGATAACATATTTTCAGACACAGTTAATATAGATCACAAGAAAGAATTAGACACCAATAAAAAGTCATATCTGTATCATCAAAGAAAACTTAATGTCAGTCCGGAACAATGGGATTTGATGATGTTTCCCAGCAACCTTAATCACAGTGTGAATCAAAACATACACGCCAGCAAGTTCAGATACAGTCTTGCTTTCAATTCATTTGCTACAGGACAGTTAGGAACTTCCAGCAGTATTATGTTTCTTGATAAAAATAAGAAATACGATTAGATATTTTTCTTTTTGAAATAATCAAACAAGCCAGTTCGTTGAGCCCAGGGTTTTTGAAACTCTGTCTTTAGATAAGTTTTTCTCTTCTCAATGGAACTGCTGTCTAACTCTTTTTCAACAAATTCTGAATCACTAATTGCGTTGTTGTCCAACACACCTGTGGTCCAGTTTGGGGTGAGGAGATCGATGGGTGTTTGATCAGTGATGGCTTTAGCAACTGTTTCAGCCAACAGTGTATGATTAGATTTGATCATGTGATTGTATCTGCCGTCCCAGCCTTGCCATAAATCATATTCACTCAAACCTTTCACCATCTCTGGTTGTTCCACGTGAGTCAATAGATCGCCTTTACTAATTTTAACATGACTGTACGTCTCCCAATTGATGTGTTCTTCCATAGGATACGGAGATTTGATATACAAAGGAAATGCACACAAAATCTGTGCAGGTTTTAATTTGTATTGTTGGCATTGTGCTTGTAGCCAACCCAGTCTATGACTCATCTGTTGAATGTCCAATGGTGGTCTTTGAATCTGTGTCATATAACCTTGCACTGCTTGTAATTGGTCGGGCGAAAGTTCACTGTCAATGTTCACAATGTTGGGATTGGTCATTTGTGGTTTGTTATCAAAGTACCAATATCTTCCTGGGTGTGTCATCACAATCAAAATTTGATCTTCAGCAGTCATGTTTGGCAAGTCTTGTGCCAACTTCCACCAACACCAATCTTGACTGACACCAATCATGCTTTTGTTCTCCACATCAATGCGAAGCAGTTGTCCCAACTGAATATACCAAGGATGATATGGGTCACCTTTTTGGTTTGGAGAACTGAAACTGTCTCCCACTATGTAAAGTTTGTTCATATGTGGTACTTAATCAATGTTTCAGCCAGTTGATAGAGTTTATGAAATCATGTAGGTTAAGTATTTGTGTGACACCGTGTGATACCAATTTTAAGGGTCTCACAGTTGACACAACTGTGTAGATATGCTACACTACAAAAACAGAAGGACTTGTTGATTTACAGGGGTCTACGAAGCAACAACGACCCACACAACGGTATGTTAATATGAGGAAACACAATGAACAAAAAAGATTCCCCTCGCAAGTCCAAACCACGATGGCAACAGAAAAAAGAACGACAGGAACAAAAATATTCACAGTTCGATCCCAAAATACACAAGATGAGTAAAGTGGGAATTGGATTCAGTCTACGAAAAGACTATGT